CCTCACCAGAGCAAAGGTAAAAGCAGGAACCTAACTTAACTTTTAAATCAGAAAAAGAATAAGAAGCCATTGTTAAACGGCTCCTTTCTCTGCTTCGACTCGCTCTTTCAAAACTTCCTCTGTCATATGGAAAACACTAACCCTTTGGGAAGTAGGATAAATCTTAACAAAATGAATCTGCATTGAATACAATGTAGAACCTTCTGCTTTCCATTGCTCAGCCTGTGTCTTATCCTTTTCAATATGTTGCATAGTGGCAACAGCAGTATCGAAACTAAGAGTTTGAATATGAACGGTAGTTTTCTGAAAACAGAAAGCCGTGGTTACGATGTAGTTTTTGATGTTATTATAGTCCATTGTTATTATTGTTTGGTTGTGGTTGGGAAATTAGGGACGCTTCTGGTAATGACAGAAGCCAAGGGATGAGGGTGAGTTAGCGTCTAGGAATACACACATTTCTGCGTAGTATTGGCGATGGGTCTTAGCGATTTGCCAAGCGGGTGAGTCAGGCTGAGCCTTATCCATTTTCTTTTGGTGATGCTCTACCATTTTGTATGCTTTATTATACAGAATGTAGAAGTATTTATTCTCAGGAGTTAGTCCTTTCATTTGATATGTCCAGCATCACGGCGGAATTGATTTACTTCGTCAGCGGTATGTAGGGTGTTGTCAGCCCAGAGCCTCAGAGTTTCTGCGGCGGCGTTGAGACGACCAGCGGACTCAGCCGCTGTATCGCCGTCAATGTTGCCTAGGGTGTCAATCAGTTGACTCAGGATTTTGTTAGCCTGACGGCGTTGATGCTTAGAATTATTAGGAGCGTCCATATCAGTTGCGGTTATGAGTTTCAACATTGGCTACCCAGCCTTCGATAAACAGGACGGCTTCACGCTTCAAGTTGAAGGAGTATTCTGCATCAAGCAGATGTTTGGTTTCGGACTGTTCAAGGTGAACAGATACGACCCACTTTTTGCCACGCCTTTCGGGTAGCATATCAATCAGGAATATAGGATTAGATTTAGGAGGGATGGGTTTGAGCGGTTGGTGTGGCATAGGACTTATAGGTGTATTACGGTTCCGCCAGCCGTCAAGCAGTTATTTTCATTTTTCTTACTTTCGTATCCCAGACCCCAACATACGGCTCAAATGGTCGTCGTTATTAAGGGCGGCAATCAGGCTCTCCTGCATCGGGTCTAAGATATTCCTGTCAGTTATAAGTCCGCTGAACCCGATAGCGTCCTTAATGTGGACTGCTTCAAACACAGCCTCAGCACCAGTCTCTGCGTCTGTCTCAATAGTGTAGGTGGCTTTTCCATACACTAGATATGTTTTGCCGTTGTAGTTGAGGTTGAAGTTTTTGATGATGTATTCGTGCATAGGTTTTGTTCAATGTTTAAAGGGGTCAAATGTCTATTGCGTCGGGAGCCTTCCTTCCAGACAACATAGCATTGATGTCTTCGTGGCTCACTCTCAGGCGATGCTCCACGATGGTAGTGGGAGCGTCTTGCAGTTGCATCACCTTGTCCGTCATAATGGCGATAGCCAACGGGAGTTGCCCAGCAGGGATGTTTTCAATCTCTGTCAAGAGCCTTGTGGAACCCTTGCTCACAATCTGGGACAGCAGGGAGGCTGTTTGCTTCTTCCAAGTGCCGAGTTCAAACTTCCCAGCGTCTTCCTCATCCTTCCTGATGGCAATGATAGCAGGACGGCTGACACCAGTTTCTGCGTTGATAGCCCGTGTGCCTGTTCCGTCTTGCAGGAGTTCAACGACTTTCTTCCGTTTCTCAGCAGGGACATTCTTCCCTGTGCAGTTGATAGACGGGTTGGTGCTTAGACGCTCTTCTTCGGACTCGTATTCCATTCAGCCATTATGTAGTTGACCTGTGTAATGCAAGCATTATTTCCATCGCTCTATGTTTCCGTTTCTCTATGTATTTTTCGGCATCCTAATTGCCTTCATCGTTTGTGTAGATGTCATTGCTTTTGTCTTAGCCGTGTTAGGGTTTGGTCGCAAGACGAGGGATGACCGACGCAACGAAAGGGAATGGCTGTGAGACTTAAAGTAAAGGACATTGCCACCCTTAGGGAGAGGCTGATTGAAGCCCAAGGTGGCGAGTGTTTCTTGTGTCGGGTGGAGTTGGATACGGTTGTGGCTTGCCTTGACCACGACCACGGCTCTGGACGCATCAGGGCTGTGCTGTGCGGGAATTGCAATGGTATCGAAGGCAAGATATTCAACCTGTGCCGCAGGGCAAAGAGGGACAGGGATGAGCCAGCGTTCTTACAGTCTATCCTGTCCTACTGGGACTACTGGCAGAAGAACCCCCGTAGCGAGTTGCACCCCAGCCATAGGTCAGCCGACGAGAAGAGGCTCAGGAAGAATAAGAAGGCTAGATTGAAAAGAAGTAAGAAAGGTGGTTGACAGGCTGTGATACAGGGGCAAGGTGAGTGTCCTATGTCCAACCCTAATAACCCGTTCAGCCCAGCGTCCTTCGCTGGAATGGCTGACGCAGACTACCGCAACGCTAAGGGATTATCGAAGTCGATGTTGACTCATTTCGCTAAGTCACCAGCCCACTATATCCACGCTCTCACGGAGAAGGTAGAGCCTACCAAAGCAATGGTCTTTGGGACTGCCTTCCACGCTGAGATGCTGATGCCTATCCCGTCTGAGCATTACGCTGTGAAGTTGAAGATGGATGGTCGCACCAAAGAAGGTAAGGCTTACAATGAGCAGTTTGAAATCCAGAACGCTGGTAAGGCTTGCATTGATGTCGTCGAAGAAGAGAGCATTAAGGGTATGCGTCAGGCTGTCTGGAACCATCCGCTTGCTCGTCAGTTAATGGAAGACCGTGGACTCAATGAGTTCTCTGTGTTTGCTACCTTCACCGAAGGCAGGACTCCTGTGCTTTTGAAGGGTCGCTTTGACGCTTTCAATATTGATACTGGTGTCATCATTGACCTGAAAAGTTGTGAAGACGCAAGCCCTGAGGGTTTCCGAAAAGCCTGTCGTCTTTACCGATACGATTTACAATATGTGCAATACACTTGGCTTGCTAGTCAGTTGTATACTGTGAAGGAATTTTATTTCATTGCGGTGGAAAAATCTCCACCTTACGCCGTGGGTGTTTATAAAATTGGCGACCAGACTAAGAAGTATGCGAATCTTGAATGGAACAGGCACATTCAGAACTACGCTTTCTGTGAGGATACGCAGACATATCCTGCTTACTCCGACGAGTGCATTGCACTTGAACTCTGATGAGCGAACCTAAGTTTACGGGAGTCTGGATTCCCGCTCAAATCTTCCAGTCCGACGAACTGTCCAACACCGCTAAACTACTCTACGGGGTAGTGGCTGGTCTGGACGGGGAGGACGGGTGCTATGCCTCCAATGCCTACCTCCAAGCGTCCCTACGCCAAGGAGAGAGGGCTATTCAGGTAGTCCTTAAACAGTTGGAGGATGCTGGTCTAATCGTCAGGGAGGAAATCAACGGACGACGCATCATCAGGACTGTCGAAGGCATCGCCCTTACGGGGTGCAAAAATCTGCGGGGGGAGGTGAAGAAATCTGCGGGGAGGGGGTGCAAAATTATGCACCCATATAACAAAGTAGATAATAAAGCAGATAAAAATACAGGGACTGAGGCTATGTGGATTGTCCGTTTACCCTTTGGCTCTGAGGCTTTTGTCAACGCTTGGAAGGGCTGGGTAGCCTATCACAAGGAACGCAAGAAGCCATTAAAGGACGCAACCGTTCAGGCTCAATGCAAACAGTTTAAGGACTGGGGTGAGGATAAATCTATCTATGCAATCCAGCAGAGCATTATGCAGGGCTGGGCTGGAATCTTTGAACCGAAGAAGAACATCGGCGTTTACAAAGCAAAGCCGCTAACCGCAGAAGACCACAATCAATTCTAATGTCTGACCTAGCCTGTCATTGTGGTCGAAGAGGTGCGTTGTTCGCTAAGGACGACGGCTCCAATAAACTCGTCCGTTGGCATCATTGTCGGGAGCATATGGATTCTGAGCGGGTGTTTGCTTCTGGGTTGCAGGAGCCTAAGTTCCCTCCGTCTATGCCTACGGTCTTTGTGGACACAGACACATCAAGGCTCCACCCTAAGGTTCAAAGCGTCCTAGACTGGAAGCCAGAGGGTGAAGTGTGTGGTCTGTTGTTCCACGGCACAACTGGGGTTGGCAAGACCCGTGGTATCTGGGAAGTCATCCGCCGTCTTTGGGTAGATGAAGCCAAGAAGGACAAGCAACTGGAATACACTTTCCTCACGATGCGTAAACTGGAAGGCTTGATTGAAAAGTCTTTTGATGAGCGTAACCACAGCAAGATGATTGATACCCTTATCGAGTGCAAAATCCTTGTCATTGATGACTTCGGCAAGGAGCGACTTACTCAGCGTATGGCATCTGACCTGTTTAGCGTAATTGATGAGCGAACTGTGAATAAGCGTTGCACCATTATCAGCACAAACTTTAACGGAGCATCCCTGCTGGAACGCTTTGACGCTAGGGACAAGGAGACGGGTGTAGCCTTAATCCGCCGTTTTAAGGACTACTACAAAATCGTCGGTATGGGACTTGACAACCCTGCCAAAGTTTGAACAATGCGTATTGGTTGTTCATTGTTGTCGGTCGCATAGAAAAGAGGGGGGTGGCGTAAGAAACCATCCCCCTCCTTTTTGTTTGACAAGTATTACCTTTTCCCTTTTCCTCCCATTTCCACTATGAAACCCAATACATCACAACGGCTGGTAAACAACGAATCTATGCTCACGGTGCGGCTACCGAAGGCTCTTATGCTCAAAGTAACCAAGGTTGCAATGAGGCAGAAAGTCACCCGTTCTGACCTAGTGAGAAATATTCTTGAACAAATCGTTTACCGCCTTGACAACAAGTAACACAACGGCATCAATGTATACCTTCCACGAACTCTTCCACCATATGCACCACGAAAATAACACCATCCCAAACACCGCAGAAAATCAGGTCAAACTCTATGCCTCTCTTGCAAAGGCAGTAAGTGAGACAAAGGATATCGTAGCGGATTCCACGAACCCATTTCACAAGTCGAAATACGCCAGCCTGTCGGCTCACTTGGAAAAAATTAAACCAATCTTTGCCAAGCACGACCTTGCTGTTGTCCAACTCCCGATTGGCAACTCTGAGTCTGTCGGCATCCGCACCATCGTAATCCACACTAGTGGTGCGTCGCTGGAATCAGATGCCTTCCTTCCTGCCGACAAGGGTATGAGCGGTCAACAGGCTGGTGCTATCTATTCCTACATTCGCCGCTATGCCTTGGCTGGACTAGCAGGGGTCGCTACCGATGACTGCGATGCAGAGACTGACCGTGTAGCCCGTCCTGCCTCCCAAGCCCCTGTAAGCCTTGGCACGACCAAGACATCCAAGTTTGTTGCAAACCCCTCTGTGGGCAAAGCCAGCGGTACTGCCGTGGCTCCCTTTGGTGATGCCAAGGGTACGCCGCTTGCTGACCTTCCTCGTCAGTCTGACGACAGGAGCAAGAAGTGTGCTGACCTGAACTACTGGGCTAATGTCTGGGAACCCCGTCCGTTTGGCGACACGGGTAAGATTTCCCCCAAGGACATTGCTACCAAGGCTGAGGCTCAGCGTCTCTGGGCTGGCGACAACGAAGTTTCCGCTCAGGACTCCACCGACGAAATCCCATTCTAATCCACCAACACTATGAAAGACCTGTTTTACCAATACCCCGACAGCGAATACATCATCCTTCAAGATGGTAATGTCGCCCGACTGCTCAAGCCCACTCCTATCAACAATCAGGTTTATTATAATCTGATTCTCGACGGCAAGATGAAGCGTGTTAACAAGACGCTACTTATGAAGCCGTTTGAAGACGAAAAGGATGACGCAGTACAGTCCTAAAAGTCACGGCATTACTTACCTACGACACGCCGTTGCTCACCGAAATAAAAAACTGAAATACATCAGTCTACCTGTGGATAAAGCAGAAGAAATTATCGCTGAGTCTAACGGCTTCCAGCCCACCCAAAACCAGTACAACAGCAAAAGCAACTCTGTAAAGGGTGCGGCTGTTGTGCTGGCAATGGATGTAAAGGAACTAATGGAGCGTCTTAATTGCCCTACCCCTTCAAGTATTTTAAGCGATTTAGCAGAAGCACGATGCAAGATTAAAGAACTACAAGAAGCGGGAGATGCACTTGTTAACAATCGACTCACAGATGCTTCAATCAAGCATTGGGTTCGCACAAAATCCTTGTAATGTTCTTAGAGTTTCGTAACCCTGTCCCAGTAAGTACAGAAATCGGCTACGGCTGGTTGATGTATGTAAGAGACGGCGGCACTTGGTCTAACGATATCTTTGCTGTTGTAATGGAAAAGGATGGGGTCATCCGCCATATGCGAACTGACCAGTTCTCCCTGTTAAGGAACGATACATTTGATATAGAAGGAAATCAGTCGTGAGAAAAAAACGAACTTGGAAACGCCCAGCCCACGGCGGCGGTCATTTAGAAAGAAAGAAGCAGACCACGGCAGAGGTTATGGCAAGCAAGCAATATCTTATTGATGCTAAAGAACGCTGGGAGTACTTGTTTTCCAGAAACAAATGGGCATTAATTAAATAACCTATGAGCAAGATGATTAAATTTGTAGCCGTCGGAGACAACCACGGTGATATGATTGACAAGGATGTTGCACAGCAGTTCTTTAAATTCCTTAAATGGTTTGGGAAAGGAAACAACAACCTAGAAGTTATTCACTTAGGAGATAACTTTGATTTCCGTAGCATCCGTAGAGGTGCTGGCGGCAAGGAAGAAAACGAATCGCTAGTGGCTGATGTTAAGGCTGGCAAAGAATTTATTAGTCGTGTACAACCTACTGTATTTTTAAACGGAAACCACGACGACAGACTAGACCAGATTATCAATGGTTCTACTAGCGGTATGTTAGTTGACTACTGCAATGACCTAAAATATGACATTAACAACCATCTTAAAAAGAATGGCTGTAAGAAGATTTACGATTACCACGCCGAAGAAGGCGTACACAGGTTAGGCAAGATTGCTTATGTACACGGCTACACTTGTGGTATTCGTGCAGTAGAGGAACACGCAATCCATTATGCGGAACCTCAAGGTGCTGTCATTATGGGACACTTGCACAGCATCCAGCAAATCAACGCTAGGAAGCACCAAGGAGCCGTTGGGTTCTCAGGTGGATGTCTATGCCGTAAGGCTGATATGACCTATAGCAAGAACCGCTTAGCCACCTCAAAGTGGGGGTCAGGCTGGACTTATGGGTTCACCCAAGGCAACGATTGGAAAGTGTGGCAAGCCCACAGGGTCGGCAAAGAATTTATCTACTCTATCAAAGGACTATGAACAAAAAACAAATAGAAAAACTTCAACATCTATTCCAAGGCAAACCAGAAGAGGTTCCAAAGGGATGGTACACAGTAAATCAACTTGTAGAAATTACTGGCAAAGGAAAAACTACTGTTGGTGCTATGATAGCAAAGCACATTAATGGAAAAAGTGGAGAGGTTAAAGTAAGAAATTTTAATGTCAGACAAAAGAAATCGGTACGCAATACTCCACACTATTTCTTTAAACTATGAAGAACCATTTAGTTTGTCTGTCCTGTAATACCGTTTTGTCAGCCCCAGCCCGTGAAGGTGAGCGTAGCACTTGCCGCTGTTCAAACAAGGCTTGGATTCAAAAACTCAGCCACCCGAACTGTTGGTCATATGGTGGTCTTGACCCTCAGGCGGTACAACGGGTGAAGCAGAAGGCTTCTTGAGCATTGTATAAAGTATGCTCAAAGTTGTAATGCCTATGGCTGTCCCCACAATCCAGATGAACCAAGTGGATTCAAAGACCCAAGCGGATGCCATAGCCAGCATACCCCCAGCCATAATAATACCAGCCGACTTCTTAAACGGAGTAAATGCCATTGCCATTACGCCAATCACAAATAGTCCTAGCCCTGCCGTACTGTACTGCCAGAGTACCTTCTGCTTAAACTCACCGTCAGCCCTAGCGTGAGCCTCCTGTATCTCCCAGTCTTTCTGCTCTACCATAGCATACAGGGCTGATGTCTCAGCGTCTACCTTAGATGCTTCGTCCTTGTCCTTCTGGACAGCCTTGGTGTCATTCTGTTTGATGATACGGGTGAACTCCTCCACCTTGGCAACCGAGGGCTTAGAGATGCCAGACAGACGGGTTACTTGGGCTTCGACAACTTCTCTGACAGTTCCTTTATCGAGGACAGGAACGACAGCAGTAAGGGCAGAAGCAGAGTCAGAAACGACCGACTCGACTTTCTGGATGTAGGTGTCTTTTTCTTTGTTCGGCGTTTCAATGAGCAGAGGGGTTAAAGGTTGCGGCTGAGTGGAGCAACCAACTAAGGTTACAAACACAAAGATTATTGTAAGGCTTTGTAAACTCATTTATGCACCTCTGTTATTTTTCCACAATTTATAATCTAATTCTTCTTCTTCAAATGAATTTACTTTATGTGGATTTATTTCATCTTTAAGTTTAAACCATTCATTCATTTTTTTTCTTTCATCTTCAGTTAATTTGTCAGTATATTGTGTGCGTGGTCTATAACTCCAAGGTGGAGAAATAGATAATTTATATTGGTCAGGATTAAGTTTATCTATTTTAGGTTCCTGAATCATTTCTTGGTCTTTGCCGTCAAGTAAACCGTAAGAATTATTTGCTATATAAGGATACACATTGTTGTAATAATCTTCAATAGCCCTTGCTGTCCTATAATCTTTTGTAGAAATTGAGTTAGGGTTTTTCTGTTTTGTTATTTCAAAATTGTATTTTCCAAAAAAATTAGAAACATTACTTTTATTAACAGGAATAGTAACAGGTGTATTTGATGCTGTTATAAAATTTGGTTTATATTCATACATATCATTTAGGTGTTTCTTGTTTTAAAAATTTATCGCCACGCTCTTTAAGTATTCTATACATTTCATCTGTGCTTTTTTCCATTTCTCCCAGTCCACGGCTAGGTCTATTTTTTCCTGTTCCTGCATAAGCCGCACCAAATGTTACTGCATTTACAGCAGATTTTAAAGAAGCCTCAGCCGCAAGGCTTAACTTTTCTGAAATACTTTTTGGTTTATTTACAAACGAAAGTATTGCGTCTTCATCTTGCCACCAATTTGCTTTTGCTTTAGTCCTTGCATCAGCATCACGCTTTTTGTTTGCGTCATAATAAAATTCAGGTGCGTCTAATAAAAATGATGCCGCTCCGCCAGCCTTTACAGTAGCATCACCAGCGGCGGCAAGCACAGCCTTTGTTTCTGGTTGTGCTAATACTGTTTTTCCTATATGAACTAAGTTTTTCCCGTGTGTAGGAATTGATGTGTTCTTAAAATCTTTTGTATAATCAAACAATGTTTTCCACTTTGGGGGAACTCCTCCATCAAATCCTATTGTTGAGTTACTCCAAGAAGGAGTATATGCCTGAAGCATCCTTAAGTTTTTTTGATTTGCAGGATTAATTCTTTGTAAAAAAGTTGTGTCTCCAGCAGGAGCGGCAACAGAATAAGTTCCTTGAGGTACTGGAAGTCCAGTAGAATCTACTGTAGTAAGCCATCTTGAACCAGAATTGCCAACTGGGAAAGCAAGACCTTCTGGAGCGGGAATACCACCAATAGTAGGAAGTGCTCTGTATCTTAATGTTTCATTTGGTTTATAAAGAGGATTGTTTTTAGGATGAAAATCTTCAGTAGCCTCAATAAGAAAATTGTTATTTCCAACTTCAGACTCTGGATAATATTTAAGAAGTTCTTTAAGATTACTTGATTGACTATGAAGGTAAATACCTTGAGGTGCTCCTTTTGAAAAATAAGCATCACCAGAAAATCCTCCTGAACCCCTGATAGCACCAGATTTTAAAACATCATCATAAATATTCCAAGCCGCATCGCCTGTTTCTCCAAGTGCTCTATAATATGAATTTGGATTTATTGAAGTACCCCATATCCTAGTGTTTAACTCTGGGTCTGGGATTGATTTTCTGAGTTCAATTGCCATTGGTTTTTTGTATAAATTTGTTTCTAATCCAGTTGAACATCTCTGGTGCTAGAGAGCCAGAGATACTGCACAAGACGCTTTTGTAGAAAGGGTCTAGGGGTGCGTTGTAAAGGGTGAAATAACAGATGACCCCTACGATAGCCCCAGCAATAACCATCCTTATCCACTTGAATGTGTAATACCTTTCTTCGGTCAGGATGAGTCTAGCCAGCATCCCAATAGCCCCAAGTATTGCGAACAGCCATCCAGTCTTTTTGAACTCTTCGGCTATTGCATCAAGGCTTTGGGGGTCTTGGCTCATCTCTTAGGCTCCTCACGCTGGACTCTACGCTTAGCGTCTTCCTCGTCCTTATAGATTCCAAGCAGAACCCTTTGAGGATTATACACCCTGTAGTTTTTGTTTAGGCTCATAATGATATAGCCAAGAGCGTTCTTTAAGGCAGAACTATTGCCATAGGTTTCAGTCTTCCAAGAACGCCACACCCTGATGTCAGCCTGAGTGAAGTCACGCTTAGGGATAGGGGCTGGGGGAACAGGTTGAGTTGGTAGCGGAGTTTTAGGTACTGGGCGTACTGGGCGTACAGGAGGTACAGGAGGTACTGGAGGTACTGGGGGTACGGGAAGTACTGGAGGAGGAACTTCAACAGGGATTCTATTTCCTTCTTCGTCAATAATTACAGTTTGACCTTCTTCATCTATTATAACTGGTCTGCCTGTATCGTCGTCAATTATAGGATTACCTTCATCATCAATGATTACAGTATTCCCCTCTTCATCTATAGTTGTTTTATGCTCAGCAGGGGTTTCTTGAATTGGCTGTGTGCCAGTTTCTTCGTCAATAGGAACCCAGCGATGCTTTTCATTATCCCATCTTCCAACACGCTGGTTTTTCGTTACATAACCTTCCTCTATCCATCCGACTTTATAGTCGTAAACCCAATTTTTTTTCTTTTTTCCTTTGCCAGTTTGTTTTGTTTCGCCACCACGAAGCAAAGAAAATTTACCAGTTATTTCACCAGTCTTTTCATCTCTTAAATTCATTTCTCCAACCTCAACACCTGTTACGAGTGATTCTTTTACGGGTTTTGCATTAATTTTCCAGTCAGATTTAGGACGACCCATAGCCTCACTAAGACCTTCAATAGTATTGTTGTTTGTCATTTCCCAAATCTCCATATTGCTAAGACCTTCAAATGGATTCTTTTTTTGGTGTGCCTCAGACCAGATTTTCATATTAATCCTAGCATCATTAACCCAAGCAGTTTCGTATTTGGTAAGAAAACCAGAAGGTCTTTCTGGTCTTGCAGATGACGGTTTTGCTATTTCGTTTTGAAGATTTACACGCTTTGGCAAATCCCAACCATCAGGTTTTGTTGAACTCAATGTTCTTATTACTTCTTCAAGATGTTGATACACAAAACCAGTATCGTGTTCTGTAAATTGCTTTACTCCTTCAGCCATCTGATTGTGCAAGTCTGCAAGTCTTTCAGGAAAACCTTGTTTAACTTTATCTGTGTCAAGACCTAATCTTTCAAGCAAAAGAGGCTCAAACGGCATACTTAGCCATCTAGTAATTGTATCAGGGTCGTTAAGCATAGCGATGCTAAACTCCGCAGTTGACATTAACCTATATACGCTGGTTCTAGTTGGATTGTAATGTCTCTTTCCGTCCATTGGAGCCTCAAACTCTCTTGTTCCTTTGTAACTAACAAACTCCCAAGGGGCTACAACTCTCCAGCCATCTTTAAGATGCCCTCTTCCAGCCTTGGGTTTTCCTTTTGCCGTATTAACAGAATCATTGAGAATGATAGCCTTGTCAGCATCCCATAAAGAAATAGGGTTTTGTGGAGACTTAAAGTGAACAACAAATGTATTTTCAATTGCGTGTTTTTGAAGTGCAAGAAGTCTAGCCCACGCAATAACAGGTTCTGGTAAAATAAGACCAGCCTTTATTTTTGAACCAGTATCTTCTAGGAATTTTTCAACTCCACGCTTCCAAGCAACTCCTTTGTATCCTGTCTGGTCTGCTTCGTTAAAATTCTGAATTAGTTTACCAAGTTCAGGGTCAGCCCTTACTGCGGCTTGTTCAGAAAATGAAAACAAAGCGTGTCCAATTTCTTCAAGTGCAGTTCCTTCAAACGACTGTCCGTCCATTGCTCTCTGTCTTCTTACATATTCTCTTCCATAATCACCCCTCTTGTCATTTCCAAAGGTGCTCCCTTCTGGAGTATTTGAAGCCCAAAGTGCGTCAACTAGTTGAGCAAGATTAATGTTCATCTGTTGATGACCTTTCTTTTCAATAAACTCTATTACAGGAAGGTCGTATTCAGGCTCTTTCTTTGTTTTATTTTGGTCGCCTTCTTCTTCTTCGGTTTCTTCTGGTTTATTTTCCTTACTTTCTTGTAATACTTTTCTTCTGGCTTTATCTTGCCTGTCCATTTCCTGTAGAATTCTTTTAAGTTCCTCTGTTGGAGCATTTTTATATTGTTGCTTAAAATGTGCGTGTCTTTCTGCAAATGATGCCTCACGAATATTCCTTGATGAGTGCTTTGTTGCCATATTAGCACCTTTGCTTCCGCCAGTCCAATGCCCGTCAGATGTAATATTTACAGGCAGATGAAGCAATCCAGAACCAATTGACAACAAAAGTTCAGCATATTTACTGTGATAATCCCTAGGAACATTTGGGTGAATAGATTTTCCTTGTTCAGTTATAAATTTAAGAACATCTCCAAGGGTTACAGGAGTCTTTGCTTTTTGATGATAATCTAAATATTGCCAAAGTGTATGCCGCTTGGGGTCTGGTACAGTAAAGAAATCTGTGCCATCCTTAACAAGTGAATCAAATCGTTTAGGGTCAAACCAAGGTTTTGTATTCCAAGGCAAAACAAACAGTTCGTTATATTCAATAGAGTCTTGATATCTAGGCTCTTCACGGGGAACTTTATATCTAGTTGTGCTTAGTTCTCCTGCACCTTCGTGGGGGGAAAGGTTAACAGTTCTGTTTGTGCGACCTTCACCACGGGGTAGAGGCTCATACGCCGCACCAGCCTGAGCCTTTTCACGGGTGCTACCAATCATACGCTGATGCTGATTAGCCTTGTTTGCAGGAACAATAAATGTAACATCAAGGTTTCCTCCGTCTGATTGATTAATGTAAATGACACCATCGTGTCCTTGTTCAATTGCTTCACCAAGAATCTTCTCGGTGCGTTTCATCATATCTGTAAACTGTCCGTCTACAACAAGCGGATTGTCAAACCTTATTGCAGATTTAGCAATGTTAGGAGAACCAGATTCTGGTCTATGAGTGTCTTCGCTAATTTCATAACCCATACTTTCAAGGTATCCTCCTTGATACTCTTTGTTTAAAACAGTTGCATCAGAAGAAGCAAAATAAGCCCCACGCAATTCTCCTTCAGAAAAAGGGACATTGTCATTTCTTGAAACAGGTCTATATTTTTTGTCTTTTAAGAATCCTTGAGATGTGTTTGTCCCGTGAACGCCTACAACAACAACAGGTTCTCCAGTTCTAAACTGTTTAGAATACACAGCGTGTTGATAATACTCACGCATAGGAACATTCTCGGCTAAGTATCCAGCAAAGTCATTGTATGTAGAAGCCGCATTTTTTACCCATTTCTTTGCATCTTTTATTTTTTTTGCAAAGTCTCTAGAGTTTTCACTTGTAAAATAACTATGGCGTTGTTTTTCTGATGCTGGCTTGGCTAAATCTTTTTCAAGTTGTTTTACTTCTGCATAATCTTCTATTGTAAGGCTGTGGTCAGTTCTATAGTCATCAGTTTTTATAGTGCCTTTAAATCGTGGGTATTCTTTTTCAAAATTAGCCACCGCTTTTTCTTTTAACTCTTGAAGTCTAATTCTTTTAGTCTGTCTATCAAGACCACCAAACATATCCTTAGACATTTGTTCAAGCATCATTAAGGCTGTCTCTTGGTTTATTTCACCTTCTCTAAATTTGTTTATAAAGTCCGTAAATCCTTCGTCGGCAGTCTGAGCGACAAGTTTCCTGTCTCCAACAAACTCCTGCATTTCACGGGTATTAAATAGGTTTCCAATGCGTCTGGCTTCGGCGGCTTCTCTTGCCCCAAGAACAGGAACTTCCCCTGCACCTTCGTTGGGTGAGCG